CTCACGCTCCCGGGTCCATTGGCGAGTCGTCTAACGGTAGGACGGCGGACTTTGAATCCGCCTATGAAGGTTCGACTCCTTCCTCGCCAGCCAACCTATCGCAAAGATCCCTTGACAACGATCCATCGTTAGGCTTAGGCTTTCCGTTATATGGCACTCAAGCCCGTCGTCGACAAGATCGAGGAAGTACCCGAAGCGTTCCGGGGCGAGTACGAAGCGAGCGAAGGGAAGTTCCGGCTCAAGCTCGACGGCGAGCTTCCGGAACACGTCGCGGACCGGAACAAGCTCAAGGAATTCCGGGACACGAACATCGCTCTCGGCAAGGAGGTCGCGGGCCTCAAGGCGACCGTCGAGCGCGTCAAGGACATCGACCCGGAGGAATACAAGAAGGCGAAGGACCGGCTCGAAGCTCTCGAAAAGCGCGGCGTGAAGGGCGCGGACGACATCCAAGCGACCGTGACGGCGGCGCTCACGGAGTTCCAGAAGACGCATGTCGACCCTCTCCGCACTCAGCTAACCGAGGCGAAGAAGAAGGAGGCGGCGGCTCAGGAGAAGCTCAACGAGTCGCGTTACAAGGAAGTCATCGGCAGCGCTCTCGCGAAGGTCGGGGCGAAGCCGGACGCGGTCGACTTCCTCGTGACGAAGGCGAAGAACACGTTCACGGTCGCGGAGGGCGAGGTCAAGGCGCTCGACGGCAAGTATTCGCCGAAGAACGTCACGGAGCCGATCTCGGTCGACGAGTGGGTTCCGACCGTGATCAAGGAATACCCGTCGTTGTTCGAGAAGTCGAACGGCGGCGGCGGGAAGGGCGGCGTCGGCGCGGGCGGCGTCACGGGCAACGGTCGGCAGATCGTCAACCCGACGCCGGAGGAGCTAGGCCGCATCAACCCGAAGGACCTCGCCGAGGGCAAGGTCCAGATCGTCCACACGAAATAATGCTTGACACGAGTCGACCGCTCGTGTAGGGTCGACTCGATCAAGTCGTTCCGTAAGTCGTGACGTTCGTACCGCAAGGTTAGTCGGCAGGGCAACGGGATCCGGAGGGTCTCGTAAAAGCTCGCGCTCGGAGAGCGCAACGCCGACGCGAATCCTCCCGCTCGGCGAGCGGTTGAGAGTTCGGCCTCGGAGAGGCTCACTGATAACGCCGTTTCCTCAGATCAGGAGTCCTCGTCATGAACGTCGCTCAGATCCTTTCGACGCTCGCGGTCCTCGGACTCGCGACGCTTCGCGAGAACCTCGTCCTCGCTCGTCTCGTCAACCGTCAGTACGAGAGCGCGATCACGGGCGCGACTCGCGGGTCGACCATCAACATCGTCGTTCCGTCCGCAGTCGTAGCCGTGAACGTCACCCCGGCAGCGGTTCCGCCCGCAACGGCGGCGACGACGCCGTCCGTCGTGCCGATCACCCTTACGGAGTGGATGGAAGCTCCGTTCACCCTCACGGACTTCGACCTCGCCCGCGTTCAGCGCGGCGTGATCCCGATGGAAGCGGCGGAGGCGGTCAAGGCGCTCGCCAACGCAATCGAAGCGTTCCTCTGGACGAAGGCGACGTTCTACGGGTTCGCCGGAACGCCGGGTACGACGCCGTTCGCGACGGACCTCTCGGCCTACCTCTCGGCCCGCAACATCGCGAACAAGCAGCTTGTCCCGATGGATCCGCGCTTCATGATCATCAACCCGGACGCGGAAGCGAACGCGCTCGGCCTCCGTGCGTTCCAAGATGCTTCGTTCCGTGGCGACACGGACGGAATCATCAACGGGCAGATCGGGCGCAAGCTCGGCGCTCTGTGGATCATGTCGCAACTGGTCCCGACGCAGGACGACGGAACGCAGAACGGCGCTTACGTCACGAACGGCGTTCAGGCGCTCGGCGTGAAGGCGCTCAACATCAAGACGGGCGCGGGGACCATCGCGGCGGGCGCGATCTTCACCATCGCGGGCGACACGCAGACCTACGCGGTTCAGGCGGCGGCGAACGCGGGCGGCACGCAGACGATCAGCATCGAGCCGGGACTCAAGGTGGCGACGACGGACGGACTCGCGATCACGTTCAAGAACCCGTTCGCGAAGAACCTCCTCGTTCACCGCGACGGTCTCGGCTTCGCGATGGCTCCGCTCATGGAGACCGTGATCTCGGACAAGCTCGTCGACATGCAGCCGATCACGGACGCCGAGTCGGGACTTTCGATCCGCGTCGAGTTGACGCGTGAACACAAGCGGTGGCGTTGGTCGTTCGACGCCATGTGGGGCGCGACGCTCGTGCGTCCGGAGTTCGGCGTCAACGTCGCTGGCTAACATGCGCGTGAGCGAGCGGGCCTGAGCATCGGCCCGCTCAACCTCTCGCCTTTGAATCAAGGAGCAACGCGCATGACCGACCGCAGGATGTACCCGCAGGGAAGCGGAGACGCGACGGACGCCGTCGCGGGCAACGACCTCAAGCAACTTCGTCGTCGTTGCACGCTCGCGGAAATCAACGCGGGCGTCGAGCTACTCCCGGCCAAGCAGGGATGGAAGTACCGCATCGTCGACTGGTCGATGATCGCCGTCGGCGGAGCGGCGGCGGGCGCAACGGACGCTCGTATTCTCGGGACCCGTGCCGGTTCGTCCGTCGCTCTCGCGGCGGCGGCGGTCGCGGGCCTGACGCAGAACACGCTCCTCCGGGCAGGGGCAGCGAACGCGGCGATCCTCGCGGGCGGCGACTCGTTCACGCCGCTCGACAACAACACTCCGGTTACGGCGGGGAAGACGGGCGCGACGATGACCGGACCGACGAGCATCGACGTGATCCTGACCTACGTCGCCGAGGTCGCTTAACGACGTTCCTTTCTCGATAGAGGAGACGCGATGGGACAGGTTCCGACGAAGAAGGTCACGATCAAGGCGACGGGGAACGAGGCGACGATCAACGCTTCCGACTTCCGCGCCGATCTCCACGAGGAGGTCAAGGGCGACGAGCAGCGCGACCTGACGGCGAAGGTTCGCTCGGCTCGCTCGGTCGAGGAGATCGACCGCGTCGCGGCGGAGATCGACGCGCACGAGACGGAGGGCGGCACGAAGAAGCGCTCGGCCTCGAAGGAGGGCGACGCGCTCAAGGCGGAGCTACTCGCACGTCGCGAGGTCCTCCTCATGGAGAAGGGTCCGAAGTTCATGCCGGACGCTCCTCCGCCGCAGTACGTCGAGCCGAAGCACGTCCAGTACGTTCCGTACATGGCTCCGCCGTCGCCGGGGATCGCTCTCCGGACGAACGGAGTCGACCCGGTCGAGCAAGCTCGCATGGCGGCTCCGTTGCAGACGGAGAACCGCTCGCTCGACGCCGTCGGCGCGGCAGTCGCGGACGACACCCGCAACCCGAAGGGCAAGGGAACCGACGTGAGCGCTCTCGCGGGCAAGGCGGAGAACACGGGCGCGAACACGCTCCTCGGAACGGCGGGCATCGTGGGCGGCGCGTCGGGCGTCGTCGCGGGCGCGAGCGACGACAAGTCGGCGGGCGGCGCTCGCTCGGCGCAGTCGGCGGCGGACAACGCGGAGAACGCTCGCATCGCGTCCGAGGCGGGATCCGACGGCGGGTCGAAGAAGAAGGGCGGTCGGAAGCCGTCGGCGGGCGCGGCGAAGCGGAAGAAGTAAGGTCCTCGCCCGATGGCGTTGACCCTCGTTGCCACGGCGGGCGCGGCTGACGCTAACAGCTACGCTACGGTCGCCGAAGGCACGGCCTATCACGAGGGCCGCTTGCACAATACGGCGTGGGAGGATGCCTCTCCGTCGGATCGTGCGGCGGCTCTCGTATGGGCGACGCGGATCCTCGAAGCGAAGTACGCGGGCGCGTGGGTCGGATGGCCGACGTACACAACCCAAGCGCTCGCGCATCCTCGTCGAGGTCTCGTCAGGACGAACGGCTACGACTACATCCCGGAAAACATCGTCGCTCAGGAGATCAAGAACGCGACCATCGAGCTTTCGCGGTTGCTCCTCGCGGAGGATCGAGCGGCAGAGTCGGACATTCAGGCGCAGGGGATCACGTCGCTCAAGGCGGGTCCCGTGTTCCTACAATTCAAGGACGACCTCACGAAGATCGTCGTTCCGGAACAAGTCACGACGCTAATCCCGTCGTGGTGGTTCGAGGCGATCAACTCCGGCTTCAACGCCGACATCGTGAGGCGATAAGCGATGGGTCTCGCGGAGACGGTTCGGAAAGCGGTCGCGACGGCCAATCGAACGACGAAGGACCTTCAAGTCACGGTTCAGCATGCGTCGTGGGACGGAACGACGATGGACGAGTTCGGGAAGCCGAAGCTCGGCGCTCCCGTCGCTCGCAAGGCTCTCGCGGAGCGGCGTCAGAAGATCGTGAAGACGACGCTCGATCAGGTCGCTCAAGCGCAAGCCTACGTCGCGTTCCTCGAACCGGTCACGATCACCGCGTTCGATCAAATCGTTCTCCCGGACGGACTGACCGGGCCGATCCTCAACTTCACGGGTTTCTATGACGGCGGGACGGGTCAACCGTACTTCGCGGAAGTGTGGCTCGGATGAGCGGACCCGTGAGCTTCGACGTGACCGGCTTCGACGCGCTCATCGCGAAGGTCAAGGCATACGCGACGGAGGTCCCGAACGAGGCGGCGCGTGCGCTCACGGAGGAGGTCGCCATCGAGAAGCGCGAGGCGATGCGACGGACGCCGGTCGACACTGGCGCTCTCCGTGCGTCGCATGTTCAGCGCGATCCGGACTTCCGAGGTCGCAACATCAGCGTCGCGCTCGAAGTCGGCGGACCGTCCGCTCCTTACGCTTGGTACGTCCACGAAAACCCGGAGGCGGAGCATAAGGTCGGCGAGTACAAGTGGCTCGAAAAGACGCTCCTCGAATCCGCTCCGTACATGCTCCCTCGAATCGCGAGGCGCATCGACCAAAACAGGATGATCAACTCGTGACGGTCCTCTCCGAGATCCGGGCG